CTATGCATGATATTGCTAGTCTTAATCGAGATCTGCTTGATGATCTCAAAGTCAACACCGATGTCCTTACCAGCGACATGGATGTTGACACCGCGAGACGTGTCTGGCTTGCTGTCAGCTTTTTCAAAAAGCTTACAACCAAGTCAGATGATGAATTGGCTAATCGACGTTGTCTTGACAAGTTTTTGGATTGCAATAATTCTTGTCGCGACTTTGTCCTTAATCCGGTTCATCTTTTTCACGATTATGTTATTGGTGAAGTAAAATCTTCATTCAATGACATATTCTATCGCGGGCCTGATCTTAAACTTGACCTCTCTGTGATTTCGCAGGAGTTCGGCTTAGGTCCAGGTGCGAATATAGAATGCGAAAGTTACGATTTCTTTACGAAATTGTATAATAGCACTCTATCTCGCACAGACGATCGTCTTTACCGATTGTATCGGTGTGCCATTGTTGATCTACCTCTTGTTTTAGATGCAGAACTTTCTAGATCTGCATACAGAGGTAACTCAATCGTAGCAGGAAGCCGTCTGTCATTTGTTCCGAAAACGAGTGAAATTTCGAGAAGTATCTGTACCGAACCCACTCTGAATATGCTCTTTCAGAAGGGTATCGGGTCTTTCCTTGAGCGCGAGTTGTTGCGTAAGTTCAAAATTGACCTTACTAAACAACCAGTTCTCAATCGAAAGCTGGCGCTACGTGGCAGTATCGATAATTCTTTCGGAACTATTGATCTGTCATCTGCGTCAGATAGTATATCCATCAATCTTGTTAGGGCTCTACTACCTGATTATGCTTTCAGGTGGCTTATGCTCGCAAGATCACCTTTTACCACTCTCCCGAGTGGTGAGGTGTTAAGGTTGGATATGATCTCGTCTATGGGGAATGCTTTTACTTTTCCCTTACAGACTTTGATCTTCTCGTCTCTCGTTGTAGCCTGCTACCGCATTCTTGGTATAGACCTTGAATATGGTAAAGATGGCCCTCAGAATTATGCAGTTTTCGGCGATGATATAATCGTCCGTAAGGACGCGTATAACTTCGTTGTTAGCTGTCTAACTCTTTTTGGCTTTTCAGTGAATGAAAGCAAATCATTCAATGCTGGCTATTTTCGAGAATCATGTGGAGGCGACTTTTGGAAGGGCCATAATATTCGTGGCGTATACCTTAAGGAGCTAACACATGTATCACACGTTTACTCGGCAATTAACCGCCTTATCAGGTGGTCCGCGAGATCAGGTA